AATCGGCTGAAATGCCGCCAGAAATGATGAATATGCCGCCCCAGGAGCCAATGGTATGAACGCCGCAGACTTTGTAGGTACGCTGTTTTTAGGCCGTGATGTGGCTCATTCAGTGCATCTGAATACCCGCAGTTACGCCAAACACAAGGCGCTGCAAAAGTTTTACGATGGTGTTATTGATCTGGCAGACAAGTTTGCTGAAGCCTACCAAGGTAAGTATGGTCTGATTGGCCCTATTTCGTTGCAGTCTGCAAAAAAGCAGGGCAACATTATTGAGTTTTTAGAAGATCAGCTGGACGAAATACATTCTGCGCGCTACAAAGTCGTCGATAAGGACTGCACGGCAATCCACAACATTATTGATGAAATTGAAGGGCTGTACATGTCAACGCTTTATAAATTGAAGTTTCTTGCTTGAGGTAAAACATGGCAAATTACACCTACATCACGGCTTCGGCCAACATTAAACCAATGGCTGGCAAGCTCAAGGGTATTTTTGTCAGTGCAGCTTCAGGCACACCGACCATTGCTGTTTATGATTCGGCAGCAGCTACGACAACCAGCATTATTTTGAATACGTTTACCCCCGCTGCCGCCACGTCCTACGTGTTGCCGCTTGACGGCGCGTATGCTAAAAATGGCATTTATGTCGTTATTGGTGGTACAGTAAACGCAACAATTATTTACGAGTAAGTCGAAATACCGTACTGACGCGGTACGTCAGGGATTCTTTAGGAATCGACAATGTCTGATGAAGTACAAAACGAGTTAGCGGAAGTACCCGCGCCAGAACAGGCACCGACGGCAGAGCCTGTAGCTGAAGAAACACATGCGCCGGAGAATGATGAGTCAAAGCCAGCTAAAGTCTTCACACAAGAAGAACTAGACGCTGCCATTGGCAAAAGGCTTGCAAGAGAACAGCGTAAGTGGGAAAGAGAACAGGCGCGTCGAGCGCAAGAAGCGCCTGCTGTACCTGCCGAACTCCCGCCGGTTGAACAGTTTAACTCTGTTGATGAGTACGCCGATGCGTTGGCGATACGAAAGGCAGAAGAGCTGCTCGCCAAACGTGAAGCTGATCGCGAACGCATGAGTATGATTGAGGCGTATCAAGATCGTGAAGAGGACGCGCGGGCTAAGTATGAGGACTTTGAACAAGTCGCATACAACCCTGCACTGCCCATTACGAGAGAGATGGCTGAGACTATTCAATCGTCCGATATCGGCCCCGATCTGGCCTATTACTTGGGTACCCACCCAAATGAAGCCAGCCGGATTTCACGTCTGTCGCCAATTTTGCAGGCTAAAGAGATCGGCAAACTAGAAGCTAAAATTGCTTCAGAACCGGTCTTAAAAAAGACAACTAGCGCCCCACCACCGATAGCGCCTATTAGTGGCCGTGGCTCTGGCTCACCGTCTTATGACACGACTGACCCACGTTCTATTAAGAACATGAGTACATCAGAGTGGATTGAGGCAGAGCGCCAGCGTCAAATCAAGAAGTGGGAAGCTCAACGTAATCGCTAACTTTTTTTAGGATAAATCATGGCAAACTCGATTCTTACCATCGACATGATTACCCGTAAAGCTCTCGAAATCCTCGAGAACAACCTGGTAATCACTCGTAACGTCAATCGTCAATACGACGATTCTTTCGCCGTTGAAGGCGCAAAAATTGGTTCCACACTGCGTATCCGTTTACCGGATCGCGCTCTGGTAACCGACGGTGCCGCCCTGCAAGTTCAGGACGACAACGAACAGTTCACCACACTGACTGTTGCTTCGCAAAAGCACATTGGCGTGAACTTTACCTCTGCCGAACTCACCATGCAGTTGGATGATTTCGCAGAGCGTGTTCTGAAGCCTCGTATTTCTCAGCTGGCTTCCAGCATCGATGCTGACGTTGCTAACGCATACAAGGCTGTCGCTAACACAGTTGGCACCCCAGGCACCACCCCATCGACTTCGCTCGTTCTGCTGCAAGCCCAGCAGAAGCTGAACGAAAACGCAGCTGTTATGTCGCCACGCTACGCAACTGTTAACCCAGCTGCTAACGCTGGTCTGGTTGAAGGCATGAAAGGTCTGTTCAATCCGACCGACACCATCAGCCGCCAGTTTAAGAACGGCATGATGGGCACTGGCGTTCTGGGCTACGACGAAGTCAACATGTCTCAGTCGATCAAGCAGCACACCAACGGCGATTGGGGCACATCCATCACCGTGACTTCAACTGTTACGACTGAAGGCCAGTCCACTCTGCCAATCAGCTTTACTGGTTCGAGCAAGACTTGGAATGTTGGCGACGTGTTTACCATCGCTGGCGTGTTTGCTGTCAACCCACAGACCCGTGAGTCCACTGGTTCGCTCCAGCAGTTCGTTGTGACTGCCGCTGCTACTGGCTCGTCAACTGCTACGCTGTCAATCAGCCCAGCGCTGTACTCGGCAACTCAAGCTCTGGCTACTGTGACTTCATTGCCTGCTTCGGGCGCTGCTGTCACTATGGTGGGTAACGCTACTGGCCAGTACGCTCAGAACTTGGTCTACCATAAGGATGCGATCACTTTCGCTACCGCCGACCTGTTAATGCCACAAGGCGTGGATATGGCTTCTCGCCAAGTCCATAACGGCATTTCGATGCGTATTGTTCGTCAGTACGACATCAACAATGACCGTCTGCCTTGCCGTATCGACGTTCTGTACGGCTTTAGCACAATCCGTCCACAAATGGCCTGCCGCGTTTGGGGCTAATGAGTGGGGGCTTCGGCCCCCATTAACGACTTCTTGTAAAGGATATTTATCATGGCACTTCCTAATGGCGCAGGTGGCTATCAGATTGGTGATGGCAACCTTAACGAAACAATTTTTCAAGTTATTCCGGTACCCGCTACTGCGACTGCAACTGCAACACTAACCGCAGATCAGCTTCTTAACGGCATTTTGCTGGGTAGCCCCGGCGCATCAGCTGCCAGCTACACGCTGCCAACTGTAGCGGCTCTTGAAGCTGCGCTGCCTAACTCCGACAAAGCGGGCATCGCGTTCGATTTTTCGGTAGTTAACGTCGACGGCAATACTTCCGGGGTAATCACACTGGTTACCAACACCGGCTGGACGCTCGTTGGTTTGATGACAGTTGTAGCGACCGCAGGCACTGCACAAGCATTCCGCGCCCGTAAGAGCGGCGTGGGTACTTGGACGCTGTATCGCATTTCTTAATGCTATGGGGGCTTCGGCCCCCGTTTTCTTAAAAGGATTAGAAAATGGGCAATACCAAATCAATTGGCGTTGCGTACAGCGACCAAGACATTGACGGCGGCACGATTGGTGCAACTACGCCCTCAACTATTGTTGGCACCACTGTTTACGCTACTTCCGAAATCGGCTATTCTGCTGCCGCGCAAGGTGCAGTAACTCAAGCAACAGATAAGTCTACTGGCGTGACTTTAAACAAGTCTGCTGGTCGCATTACGATGAACAATGCAGCTTTGGCGGGTAATACGGCAGTATCGTTTACTTTGACTAACAATTTGGTAAGCGCAAACGACACCATCATTGTGAACATATCGGGCGGCGGTACTGCTGCGGCTTACACAACGTACATCTCTAGCATGACCGCAGGGTCTGCTGTAGTTACGTTGCGTAACCTGACAGCTGGCTCGTTGTCGGAGGCAGTTATCATTAACTTTTCTATCCTCCATTGCTTAACCTAACCTGACGGGGCTTCGGCCCCGTTCTCTCATGCTTATATACCTACAACACCCTGTTCACGGCACCAAAGTTGCTACAATGGACTTGGAAGCAGAATTTGATGAACAAAACGGCTGGGAACGCTATAATCCCGACACGCCTTCAGAGCCTGAAGCGGCGGCACCAGCCAATGAACTGGAAGTTAAACGTCGTCGTAGCCGCACTACTGTACAGGCGGCAGCTTAAAGGAGTGTAAATGGCAACCGCCTTCGACCAGATTAAAGCGTCGCTTCGGCTCATAGGCCAGCTGGCTGAAGGTGAAGAGCCCTCCCCGCAGGCAGCACAAGACGCACTGTCGGCCATGAATCAGATGATTGATTCGTGGAATACTGAGCGCCTAGCCGTGTTTTGCACCGAAGACCAAGTGTTTAACTGGCCGCCTGGCCAGATTACTCGCACTCTGGGGCCAACAGGTAACTTTGTGGGCAACCGCCCCGTTCTGATTGACGACGCAACGTACTTCCGTGACGCTAGCACTAATGTGTCCTACGGCATCAAGTTGATTAACCAGCAGCAGTACAACGGCATTGCGGTCAAGACGGTCACCAGCACCTACCCGCAGGTCATGTTTGTGAACAACTCGTTCCCCGACATTACCATGACGATCTACCCCCAACCCACAAGGGTTCTGGAGTGGCACTTTGTGTCGGTGCAGGAGCTGACTAAGCCTGCAACCTTGAACACCGTGCTGTCGTTCCCGCCGGGCTACTTGCGTGCGTTCAAGTACAACTTGGCGATGGAAATTGCCAACGAATTTGGCGTCGAGCCTATGCCGCAAGTGCAGCGTATCGCCATGACGTCTAAGCGCAACCTGAAGCGCATCAACAATCCTGATGACGTGATGTCCATGCCGTACTCGCTGGTCGCCACTCGTCAGCGCTTTAACATTTACGCCGGTAACTATTAAACCGTGAAGACGCCTATCCTTGGCCAATCGTATGTGGCTCGCAGCATCAACGCCGCCGACAGCAGGTGCGTGAATTTGTACCCAGAAGCCACACCGGCGCCAGAAGGTATGGAGCCTGCGTTTTTGAACCGAGCACCAGGCTTGCGTAAGTTGGCGACCGTGGGTACCGGCCCCATCCGTGGGCTGTGGCAGTACGGCAATTACGGCTACGCTGTGTCTGGCAGCAAGCTCTACCGCATCTCAAGCAACTGGACGTCGGTACCGATCGGGAATGTTAGCGGTACTGGCCCCGTGTCGATGGTGGATAACGGCACACAGCTCTTCATTGCGGCCAATCCTGACGGCTACATCTACGACGCGTCGACTGAAGAGTACGCCGAAATTACCGATGTGGACTTTCCCGGTGCGGTAACAGTCGGTTATCTGGACGGCTATTTTGTCTTCCAAGAGCCGAACTCGCAGCGATTTTGGACGTCTGAGCTGCTTGATGGCACCCAGCTCGACCCGCTGTCGTTTGCTAGTGCTGAAGGTATGCCGGACAACCTCATTTCGTTGTTTGTCGACCACCGCGAGGTGTGGCTGTTCGGCACCCAGTCGGTCGAAGTCTGGTACAACGCAGGCGACACACCGTTCCCGCTAGCTCGTATCCAAGGTGCGGTTAACGAGCTGGGCTGCGCGGCTACCTTCTCGGTTGCCAAGATGGACAACTCGCTGTTCTGGCTAGGGTCAGACGCCCGTGGCCAAGGCGTGGTGTTTCGTGCCAACGGCTACACTGGCCAGCGCATCTCTACCCACGCGGTCGAGTTTGCCATCCAAAGCTACGGCACCATCTCAGACGCAGTCGCTTTCACTTACCAACAAGACGGACATGCTTTCTATGTACTGACCTTTCCGACGGCTCAGAAGACTTGGGTGTTCGATGTGGCCACACAAGCCTGGCATGAGCGTGCTGGATTTGCCAACGGGCAGTTTATCCGTCACCGTGCGAACTGCCAGATGTTCTTCAACAACGAAATCGTTGTCGGCGACTTCCAGAACGGCAAGATTTACGCTTACGATCTCGACGTGTTTGCTGACGATACGCTGCCGCAAAAGTGGTTGCGGTCGTGGCGAGCGCTGCCTACTGGCCAAAACAACTTAAAGCGTACCGCCCAGCATGCCTTGCAACTTGAGTGCGAGACAGGTGTGGGCTTGGTTCTTGGCCAAGGCAACGACCCACAGGTCATGCTGCGCTTCTCAGACGACGGCGGCCACACATGGTCGAACGAGAAGTGGGCGGGCATGGGCAAGATGGGCAATTACGGATTTAGAGCGTTCTGGCGTCGGTTGGGCATGACTGACAAGCTGCGTGACCGCGTGTACGAGGTATCAGGCACCGACCCCGTCAAGATCGCCATTATGGGTGCCGAACTCGCTTTGTCCGGCACCAATGCCTAACGCCGATAACGAACCGCAGATACCCAAGAACCAGTCGTCTATTACTGACGACCGGACGGGTCTTGTCTCGCGTGACTGGTATCGGTTCTTTCTAAACCTGCTCAATAAAGCCAACCAAGGCGGCGGGGGCGGCACAGGTACGGTCACATCGGTCAACGTATCAGGCGGCACGACGGGTTTAACGACCTCTGGCGGGCCGATCACGACCTCCGGCACCATCACCCTAGCTGGCACCCTAGACGTCGATAACGGCGGCACAGGCGCCACGACAGCCGCAGGCGCGCGTACTAACCTTGATGTGCCTAGCACGTCTGGTAGTGGAGCTACAGGCACTTGGGGCATTAACATCACTGGCAATGCGGCCAACGTCACGGGCACGGTAGCGATTGCCAACGGTGGCACCGGCCAGACTACGGCAGCGGCAGCCATTACGGCTTTAACAGGCACGCAGACGTCAGGCTATTACCTGCGCTCAGACGGCACTAACGCGGCTTTGGGTGCTATTCAGGCTGCGGACGTACCGACGCTTAATCAAAACACGACAGGCCAAGCAGGCAGCGTAGCCAATGCGCTGACTGCCGGCACGGGCATCTCGTACAGCGCCGGCACGACTTACAACGGCTCAACAGCTATTACAATTAACAATTCGGCGCCAGACCAGACAGTGGTGCTGACCGGCGGCACAGGCATCAGCACGTCGGGCACGTACCCTAGCTTTACGATTACCAATACCCTGCCTGACCAAGTAGTGGCGCTAACTGGTGCGGGCACAACCAGCATCTCGGGCACGTACCCTAATTTCACCATCACGTCGAACGACCAGTACGTAGGCACGGTCACCAGCGTGTCCGGCACCGGTACGGTTAACGGTATTAGCTTGTCCGGCACGGTAACATCTAGCGGCAGCCTGACACTGGGTGGCACACTGTCAAACGTCAGCTTGACCACGCAAGTAACTGGCACGCTGCCGATCGCCAACGGCGGCACAGGCCAGACGACTGCTAGCGCCGCCTTTAACGCCCTGTCGCCAATTACTAGTACGGGCGATCTAATTCTTGGCAACGGTGTCAACAGCTCGACTCGCCTGCCGATTGGCGCCAATACGTACGTGCTAACATCGAACGGCACGACAGCAACTTGGGCGCTGCCGACCGGTTCGGGCGCAACGATTACGAATGACACGACAACGGCCACTAACGTCTATCCGACCTTCGCGGCTGCCACGTCCGGTTCGCTGTCAACCATCTATACTAGCAATGCAAAATTACTGTACAAACCCAGTACCGGTGAATTAACATCTACAGCAGTAGCGGCATCTAACGGCATATTTGTCAATAGTTTAACTATTGGCACCAGCTACACGATTCCCGCAGGCTATTCGGGCATGTCTGCCGGTACGGTGACGGTGTCTGGCGGCGTGACGGTGACAGTGCCTAGTGGCTCACGATGGGTGGTGGTGTGAACGAGATTACTGAACATTTTGTGCCAAGCCGCGAACAGATTGACCGTTTGCAGGCTGAGATGGTAACGATGCCGCAAGCCGAATTGGTTACGGAGCATCATTTTTCGCCCGGCATGTACATGCGTAAAGTGTTTCGCCCAGCCGGCACTTTGATTGTAGGCAAGGTGCATAAAGAGCCGCATTTCTTTTTGTGCGCTATGGGTGAAATTATCGCGTGGACTGAAAACGGCATGATTACTTTACTGCCTGGCGACGTAGTGGAATCACAGCCTGGCACCAAGCGCGTCACAATGGCGGTAACAGATTCAATCGGCATTACGATTCATCGCACAGATAAAACAGAGCTTGATGAAATTGAAGCTGATTTATTAGAGCCTGACACAACCGCGTTGTTTGACGCGCGCAATAACGTCAAAACAGAGTTAATTGAAGGGGTCACATTATGACTTGGGTCGCAGCAGCCATAGCTGGAAGCGCCGTAATAGGCGCATACGGTTCTAGACAAGCCTCTAAAGCGCAAGAACGTGCAGCCCGCGAAGGCGCGGCAGCTGAAGAGCGCATGTTTAACCGTCAGGTTGAGCTGCAACAACCTATGATAGACGTACGCAACAATATGCTGCCCGAGTTGGTTGAGGCGTCTCGCTACACGCCGTTTGGTATGGAACAGTTTCAGCAAGACCCCGGTTACGGTTTTCGTTTAAAAGAAGGTCTGCGCGCGTTAGAAAGTTCAGCTGCTGCGCGGGGCGGCCTGCTGTCAGGCAATGCCATGCGCGGCATAACTCGATATGGTCAAGGACTAGCTTCGGAAGAATTTACCAATGCGTTTAACCGCTATCAAACAGAGCGGGCTGCTCGTTTGAATCCGCTGCAAAGTCTTGTTGGTTTGGGTCAAACCAGCGCTAACACATTAGGCAGCGCTGCCGGGCAGTACGGTCAAACCATGGCGCAGAACGCCGCTCAGATGGGCAACATCCGCGCGTCTGGCTATGTAGGTCAAGCAAATGCACTGACTGGCGCGTTGGGTCAAGGGTTGAACTACTATCAAAATCAGCAGATGATGGATAGGTATTTCCCACAGCTAACAGCTGGCGGTTCTGCTGTAAGTGGTGGTACGGGAAGAGGATAATTATGGCCGGTATTGATTACAGCATCCCAGGGCAGATTAAGTCGATTCAAGTTGAATCGCCGATAAATGCTATGTCGCAAGCGTTGCAATTGCGCGGGCTGTACGACACCTCGCAAATGAATGCGTTAAAATTTGAAGAAGCACGACGCGACGTGCAAGAACGTAACGCGTTGGCAAAGCTCGACCCTACTAGCGCAGAATATCTTACGCAATTAAAGCGTGTAAACCCTAAATTAGCGCTTGAGTATCAAAAATCAGGACTTGAAGCTGAATCAGCAAAAATAAAGAAACAAAAAGATGAAGCAGAGTTATTTCAAGCTGAGCTAAAAAAATCGCGGTATTTTTTAGAGGGAATTGACCCTAACTCCCCTACTGCTGCGCAAGAATATAAAGCTTGGCATGAAGCTAATCATGCTAACCCAATATTAAACGCTGAGTTAACAAAACGCGGCATAACTAAAGACGCGGCTTACGCGCGCATAGACGCAGCAATTAAATCAGGTAACATAAAAAATTTAATAGCTGAATCTAAGTTAGGCATAGACAATTTTTATCAGTATATGCCCGCGTTTGAAAAAGCTGAAAAAGAGCAGATAGATCAAAGGTATTCAGATTATCTAAACTCGCTTAAACCGGGAGAACCTGCGTTAACCAGATTGCAGTTTATAGAAATGCAAAACCGGCAGCGTCCTGTTGCGCCTGCGCCAGATGCCGCTGCACCTGCACCTGCGCCCGCGCCTGCTGCTGCGGTTGATTTAACAAACGTGCCGCTTGCTAATCGTAGCGCTATGTTTAACCGACCACAGGGTAATCAACCGCCGGTTAATCAACTTGGTGGTTTTCAAACTAATGCGGTTAACAATCTTGGAGTTGTGCCAACGGCTACTACAGCAGCAAATAGAGCTGTGCCTGTAGCTACAGAACGACCAGCAATAGCTCCAAACGCTGCTAGATTGATGAAAAGTAATCTAAAAAGTGACCAAGACGCAGCGGCGATCATACAACGGGCATATGAGAATGACGCCAAGCTAACCGACAAAGAGCGTGATTTTGCCGCTGCGGTAGAAGGTGGTTTTAAAGGTAATTACGTTCAGTACCAAGACCAACTGCGCGAAACAGAAGCTGAACGTGAATATAGAAGAGCTAAAGAAGACAACCCACCATTTAAAGGCACGTTTTTGGATTTTAAACGTGAGATGGCGAAAGCCACAAAAATTATTGTTCAAACGCCTACTGTTTCCTCAAGCGGTAAAGATTTAGTTGCTACAGCTATTTTAGAAGGCCGCCTTGACCCAAGTAAAGTAAACAGCCGCAACATAGGAATTATTGCCGCTACATTAGAAAAAGACCCCAAAGCTAACCTTAAAGAGTTAAGCATTGACGCAATGAGCGGCGCGGCGTCATCCAGAGCGTTAGCAACACAATCTGCTAAGATTTTGACGGCGGCTAATGAAGCTGACAGCATGATAAAGATTGTAAGAAATACGGCGGCAAAAGTAGACAGGACACAATACCCAACCATAAACGCAATACAAAACGCGGTTGATAAAGGTACGGGCGGCAAAGAAATTGTGAAGCTGAATACTGCGCTTAACGCGTTAGTTAACTCTTACGCAAGAGCTATTAACCCGACTGGCGTATCTACTGTGTCAGACAAAAACCACACGCGTGAAATTATCAACAGTAACTATGCGACTGGCCAGCTTGACGCTATTCTTGACGTAATGCAGGAAGAAATGCGCGTTGCTAAAGCGTCGCCGGGCGAGGCTTCGGCGCAACTTAAAGAACAGCGAAATGCGCCAAAAGTAAAAGGCACTGTCGACAAAAACAACAAGTGGTTGAAATAGGGGCGGTAAATGGCTGATCCAGCACAAATACTTAACGATCCTGATTTCATTAGTGCAAACCCTGCTACTAAGCAGGCTATTTTTGCTCGTCATGTAGAAAACGATCCAGACTACAAGTCAGCTGACGGCGCTACTAAAGCGGCTATTCGTAGTCGATTTGGGTTTGAAGAACAATCGTTGCCTGAAATTGTTGTAACCGCTGATAGATCTATACCAACAGAGGCTAATTTAGCTACTGATCTAGATCGCGTGCCGGCTCCTCGCCGTACTTTTACTGACATAGGCCAAGGCATTACTGAAGTGCCTGGTGTATTAGCGACGGGCTTGTTTGGTACTTTAGTAGGCAACGTAGCCGGCCCACTTACCAGTATGTATGAAGGGTCATTCGGCACACCTCAAGGTGTACGCCGCGCAGAACAAGTCGCGGGTAACGTACAGCAGGCACTTACCTATCAGCCACGCACGCAAACAGGCCGCGACATTCTAGGTGGTTTTTCCAGCTTTATAGACGCCACTAAATTGGCTGGGTTAAACCCTGCAACCGCCACAGAGTTAGCAGTATTAGGCTCACCCGTATTTCAGCAAGGCAAGCTGGCGGGCAGCGCAAAATTGGCAGAGCGTAATGCGCTTATCCAAGAGCAAAACATTGCCAAAAGTTTTGAGAATGCGGCAAAAATTGACGCGTCTAAACTAGCGGTTAAGCATAACATTATTCTTGACCCTTCCGAATCTAACCCTACTGCGGTAAACCGCATAACTGCGGGCGCGGCTAAATCGGTAACAAACTTTTCAAAAAAAGCGTCGCAATTAAATGACGCGCGGTTTACCCAGATGGCTATAGAAGACATGGGTTTGCCGCCTAACACGGTGTTGAATGATGACGCCATTAAAGCCGCGTTAGCTCAACATGACGCGGCGTACAATGCGGTCGGAAAAATTTCCGTAATTACTCCAGACCTACCCGCGCTACGTCAAATTGAATCGTTACGTATTACACGCCCTCCAATTGGTGGAGAGAAGAATGCCGCAGCAGTTAATAACTTAATTGATGAAACTTTAGATAAAGTCAGGGCGGGACGTTCGGGCAGTGAAATTAACGCCGACATACGCAATCTTCGGCGTGAGGCTAAACAGATATATGACGCGCAACAAAAAAGCGGCGTTCCCGACTCTACTTTAATAGCTAAAGCAGAAACAAATATTAGTATAGCTAACGCGCTAGAAGATTTGATTGACGCTAATGCGCCAAACGCAGAAGTGTTAGCAAATTTGCGTAAAGCACGCACAGCAAAAGCCAAGATTTTTGATTACGAGCGCGCGCTTAATAATCAAACAAACCGCATTGACCCGCAAGTTTTGGCCAAAATGGCCCAAGATGGAAAGCCTTTGACGGGCACCGCTGCCGACATAGCTAAGATTGCTAGCGTGTTTCCCGACATAGCGCGAACAGGTGTGTCCGGCTCGTCACCTTTGGTACAGGGGCTTGCTCGTTCTGGCGCGGCGGGTACCGCCGCTGCGGGCACGGCGGCGTTAATGGGCGCGCCAATTGCTCCTTTTGCGGCAGGCGGCGCGTTAGCAGGTTATCTTGGCGGCGGGTTGGCAGCAAACCGTATGCTAAAGCCAGGCTATCAGGCTAGGTATGCCATTCCGCAAGACTTTAGGCCACCAACGCAAGCCAACAACTTGCGTCCAGTACAAATGTCTACTGATCGTAACTTGCCGGTGCCTTACGATTACCGCAACGCGCTGCTGACCAAAGATCAGATACCTAATTGGGTGTTTGGACAAAATATTCCTGAAGGTACTTTGCAGTTTGGCCCAGAATCGCAAGCTAGAGGTACGCGGTATACCCGGACAGGGCCTGAGCCAATATACACCCCCGAATTGGAAGCTCCCGGCGGCGCGTCCACCATGCGTGGCGTAGAACAGCGGCGCCGGTTTGATTACGAAAGCCAACGGGCAGCCGAAGCAAGAGCTGCTGAAAGTCAAGCAGCAAGTGAAGCTGCTAGCCGTCGTCCAACTAGCGGTGAAACTATATTGGAACTTGATCCAGTAACCGGTAAACTGCGCAGTACCAGCCAAGGCATTAAAGGCGCGACGTTAGAGGTAGTTGAAGACCCCGGCAAAGCCTTACGTAATGCGGCAGACAAAGTATCGGCTGGACAGCGGTTTAAGTTGTCCGCAGAAGAGAAAGTGGCATGGGAGAAAACTAAGGTAGACCTAGCCGTAATCGATTCTAGTTTTGCTAAACTGTCCGATAAAGCGTTGGCTGAGAAGGCGATGGATCGGGCGTGGGTGGCTGAGACGGTAGCCAAGGCAAGACAAAAAGCTGCGGCGTTTGCAGAGATTGAAAAGCGGTCAAATGATGCGCAACAGGTGGCACGCGCCAGAATGGAGCGTGAGCGGCTTATGGATGCTTTGGAGGCGTTAGAGCCACAGCTTGGCCGCGCGCGCCCAACGTCTAGCGGCGAGCAAGGCCCAAAAACGCGGGAAGCAATTCGTAATCGTTTGGCACCACAAAACCAGAACAAACTGAGGAAATAAATGGCATCCCTAACTCCAACACCCAAGCAGCAGTTCTTCGATGCCAACGGCAACCCGCTGGTAGCTGGCAAGGTCTACACCTACGCCGGGGGCACGACGACCCCGATTGCGACGTACACCGACCAGGCAGGCGGCACGGCCAACACCAACCCGATCATCCTTGACTCGCGGGGCATGGCCAACATCTGGTTGCAGCCAACCGTTGCGTACAAGTTCATCATCAAGGACTCGAACGACGTCACCCAATACACCACGGACAATATCCTGGTGCCCTTGGACAACCTGTCGTTTGGCTCGCCACCTCCGATCGGTGACGTGGAGCCTAACACGGGCGCGTTCACCACCTTGTCAGCCACACAAGATGTCACCTTCTCCGGCTTTGGCTACGTGCAGATGCCTGTGGGTGCCACGACCGACCGGCCTGCCGTGCCTGCTGAGGGCATGTTCCGCTACAACAGCACGCTGGATCTGTTTGAGGGCTTTAGCAATAACCAATGGGGTCAGGTGGGCGGTGCTGCGGGTGCGACCGGCGGCGGCAACGACGAGGTCTTTATTGAGAACGACCAGACGGTCACGATCAGTTATACAATTCCGGCTACCAAGAATGCCATGACCACCGGCCCGATCACGCTGGGTGCTGGCTTTGTTGGCACGGGTAGTATTGCGGCCACAACGTTGACGATTGACACAGCTACCTCTGGCGCTGTTGCTGTAGGATCGGTGATTGCTGGTTCGGGCATTACGGCAGGCACGACGATCACGGCGTTACTTACTGGCACCGGTGGTGTTGGTACCTACACGGTCGACATCTCGCAATCAGCGTCGCTGACCGCGATCACTGCAGCGGTGATTGTCACTGTTTCATCCGGCAGTCGCTGGGTAGTTTTGTAAAGGATAGATCATGGCATCTTTAGTTCTCGCAGGCGACACGTCCGGTTCGATTACGGTATCTGCTCCTGCTATTTCAGGCAGTAATACGCAGACGTTGGTAGCTACCACGGGCACGTTAGCTCCGATTGTGTCGGGTACGGCAATTACGCTAACTAATCAAACAGCACCTGACTTTACCAACATTCCGTCGTGGGTTAAGCGCATTACACTAATGTTTAACGGTGTAAGCCCAAACAATACCGGGACACTTGTTGTTCAGCTTGGTGATGCTGGTGGCTATGAGACTACCGGGTATGGTTCAAGTATGAGTTACCTACTTAACGCAACAGTAGCCTCAACAACAAACGTAAGCACTGGGTTTTTGGCGGGGACTTTTGGTAATGCTGGAGCTGCCTACAGCGGGATAATGACTATTGCTACTTTGGGCGGTAATGTTTGGGTGATGTCTGTCAACTTAAATGATTCTACAAGCACAAGGACATTTTTTGGCTCAGGCACAAAAACACTATCTGACACCCTTACCAGTGTTCGCCTTTTCATCGACGGAACGCAGCAGTTCGACGCTGGCTCAATTAACATTCTCTACGAATAAGAGGACATCATGGCTGGAACTATCGTAGCAGATCAACTAGAAGCCGCGTCGACAAGCACGTTGGTGATTAAGAACGGTGTGGCTAACACGCCACCAACCATTCAGGATAGCGCAGGTACGCAAATTGGTACGTTCTGTCGCGCTTGGGTTAATTTTAATGGTACAGGCACTGTCGCTATTCGCGCGTCGTTTAATGTGTCGAGTATTACGGATAATGGTAATGGTGACTATACGGTCAACTTTACGACCGCAATGCCCGATGTGAATTACGCATGGTCTGCTATTGGATCTGACATTGCTGCTATTCGCAGAACATTTGCCCCTTATACATCTGCGCCAACAACTACGGCGTTTAGGTTTCTTGTAACTGATAATGCTATTAACCAAACTGATGCGGTGTATAACGCTGTTGCAATCTTCCGCTAATAAGGACTAATCATGGACAAGCGCATAATTTACCCTACAGATGACGGTGGTGTCGCAGTCATCATCCCAGCGGAATCGGTTGAAGCGGCAATGAAAGACGTGCCTGCGGATAAGCCTTACAAGATCATCGATGCGGCTGACGTACCTGCTGACCGTACATTCCGTAATGCTTGGACGGCTGACTTTTCTGAGGTGACTGAATGATTACGATAGATTTTGACAAGGCCAAGGCCATTACCAAAGACCGGCTACGTGCTGAACGTACACCGCTCCTAGCTGCTCAAGATGTGGCCTTCCAACGTGCGCTAGAGGCTAATGGCGATACGGCTGCGGTTGTGGCTGAGAAGCAGCGTCTTCGTGATGTCACTAAGCTGGTAGATACTTGCACAACGCTAGATGAATTGAGGGGGCTGTCATGCCAGTAACAATTAACGGTAGCGCAGGCGTTACAACGAACGTAGGTGCGGTCTATAACGGCTTGCAGACAGATACAGCTAAAGCATCTACGTCCGGTACGTCAGTTGACTTTACGTCAATACCTAATTGGGTCAAGCGCATTACGGTGATGTTTCAAGGTGTAAGTACGAACGGCACGTCTTTTTGGCAAATACAGTTAGGCGATTCTGGAGGAGTAGAAACTACAGGGTATACCGCGGTAATGATGAATTCTGGCGGCGGCTCTACGCTAGACACTCAAATATCAACTGGGTTTGGTATTAGATCAAACAACGCTGGTTATATTGTGGACGGGTCAATAATTATAAGTAAACTTTCAGGAAACACATACGTTGCATCAGGTACATTGGCCGCTACTGGAGTAGGAACCGGAACTTTTATAACTTCTGGAAGTAAATCACTATCTGATACCCTAGATCGAGTCCGGATCACCACAGTCAACGGCACCGACACCTTTGACGCCGGTTTAATCAATATTATTTTTGAGTGACGCATGGACTCGCAGATTCTTTTTAATATCGCTGTTGCGATCGCGGGCTTCTTCGGCGGTTGGATACTGAACAATATCCACCGCTCGATTGAACGGCTTGACACCGACGTGCGTGCCATGCCGCACATTTACGTCACGCGTGAAGACTACCGTGACGACATGCGCGAAGTAAAAGAGATGTTAGCTAAAATTTTCGACAAGCTCGACAACAAGCAGGACAAATAAGGAGGCATTATGAAATCGTTTATTCTCGCCCGTGCTAAAGAGCCATCTACTTGGCGTGGTATGTTTTTGTTCTTGGCAGCTGCCGGTGTGCCGATTGCACCGCAGATGGCCGACGCCATCATCGCCACCGGTCTGGCTATTGCTGGTCTGATTGGGGTTGTTGCGCCTGACAAGAAATGAAAGAGAACTTCGACGAGGCGCTGAAGGCTATTCTGAAGCACGAAGGCGGGTTCGTTAACCACCCCAAAGACCCAGGCGGCATGACCAACTTGGGCGTCACTAAGAAAGTGTGGGAAGCATGGGTCGGCAAAGTTGTTGGCGAAAAAGAGATGCGCGCGTTGACCCCGGCTACAGTGGCGCCTATGTACCGCAAGAAGTACTGGGATGCGGTCAAGGCCGACGAGCTGCCAACGGGGCTGGACTATCTGATGTTCGACTTTGCGATCAATGCAGGGCCGGGACGTGCCATCAGAACCATGCAGAAAGCGATCGGAACGACGCCTGATGGCGCCATCGGCCCCAAGACCATGCAGGCGTTGAAAGACGCCGATCAGAAGGACTTGATTGCTAAGTTCAGCATGGAGAAGGAGCTGTTCTACAAGGCGCTCCCGACGTTCGCAACCTTCGGCAAAGGCTGGATGCGCCGGGTAGCAGAGGCGCAATCACATGCGGTGACGATGCTGGCGTAACTGCCGGCAGACCTCACGGTCGCGTGCTGACATGTCAGGCGTGATTTCTGCCACACCGCACTCAGCAGGGGTAGGCCGCCGTGGCTCTGGTATGAAGAACGCCAGAAAGCCCACGGTGGCTACCACAATCGCCGCGTAGTAGACGAGAACAAGCTCTTTCATACACTCAGCAGCCGGCCAAGAAGCAAGGTCACAGGCGACGAATGGTAGGGCCTAACCCCCAGCATAATGTCCTGCACGAACCGCTCTTCAGGCGTAGATGGCTTTTGGTAGAGCTGCGGTACATAATGCGCGCCGATCTTGGGTGGCTCTTCTTTAATAAAATGTCCGTCACGTAGCATTGTCTTTCCTCCTGTCTTCGTTTGCGCGGCGAACGTCAACAACTTTCTTTTTTATCAACGCCGCCTCGTCATTAGTATAGATCGATTTCTCCACCATTACGTTGCCTGCTATCCACACCTCTGCTGAGTAGGCATTGTTCTTGCATGACGGGCACTTGCGTTGCCGCCGTACGCCGCCTGGCTGCTGGATGGTGTTTACAACAACGGTCTTACTGCCGCACTGCATACATTTCATGGCCGCACCGCCTTGGCCATCACTTCCAACCGCTCACGGGCGTCACGCAGGGCGCAGTAGCGCTGGTGCAGGCGCTGCAGGTGCGAGCTGCGGCGCTCATGCAGCTGCTCCTGTGTCAGTAGCGCGAACACCTCATCTTCTGACAACGACGCCAAGACGTCATTCAGGGCGCGCCAGCTTTGCTTTTTCATCTTCTATCCTCCCTTCAATCTCGGCGACCTTCTCAACAGCCCGCTCAAACGCCCGCGCCATCTGGTTCAGTTCTTTCTGGCGTATGCGCTCCTCTGCACGGGCGGCGGGCAACTTGGCCTTCCAGTAGTCAAGTCTTCGCACGACGTTCGGCCTCCATCTCGCGCAAGTCCATCGCCACGTCAGCCACACCGTGCCAATCGCACCGGGCAATCATGACTTGCAGGTAATCGATCAGAATCTCGCGCTGTACTTCTGGGTCTTTAAAGTCAGTCATTTCGTTTCCTCTTTCGGTTTAGTAAATTTAGACATCGGGATGATACGTTTGCTGCCGTCCAACATTTCAATATGCGCAAAACCCTGCGAGCCCGCCCAGCAGCCGTAATAAGCGCGGTTTAGTCCGTCAATGTCAAAGGCCATCTTCATGCCGTGGCACCAGCTAGGCCGGTCTTGCGTTAATACCGTCTGTACACTGATGTCGTTCGTGTACGTCAGGTAGTCGGGCGCAGCAGCCATCGCAGGCGCTGCCAATAGTAGTAACAGGTATCTCATTTCAATGCCTCCATTGCTATGTCGGAAATCGCTCGTTTGTCGTGCAGGGCTGCCCAGATCTTTTCATCAACTGTCTTCTCGGCGAGTAGAATATAGACCCAGACATCTCGCACTTGACCGGAACGATGGAGCCTTCCGACAGTTTGCTCGTAGAGTTCCAGCGACCACGGCAGCGACAGAAAGACCATGTGACATCCTCCGTGCTGTAGATTAAGCCCATGTCCTGCGGACTTTGGATGCACAGCGAGAAGTTCGATCTGTCCATCGTTCCACCGTTTGATGGCGTCGGTGTC